CATAGAATGCGCTGCGGTTTTCGTTGTACACATCCACAGTTGCATATTTTCTCAGTTTCGGTGCGATCAGGTTGACCAGCTCTCTGGTAAGATTAGCTTCTTTGTATCCACAGCCGGAAGCTCCTGGATCACCTGCACCGTGTCCTGCAATAAGTAAAATTTTCATAACTAATTTTCCTCCTGTACCTGTTTAGGTAATTTGTGTACTGTTCGTAGCATGACCTCGACTGTCCCATTTCCGCCGAGCGCTTTGTATGGTTTGTTTAAATATTCTAATTCTTCAAGATCATCGGCATTGATACGGTTATTTCGGATATGATATTCACATTTCTGGATGATGCGGTCATGCAACAATGCCTTGATGCCGTTTCGTAGAGCCATGATTTGGATGATTAGATAACTTGATAGAGACACCAAAAAGCAAAGAATCACCCAATAGTCTTTTGTAAATTGTAACAACTCCATGTACTACTCCTTTGTATCCACCGCAGCTGCAACCTCAGAGGGCTTACCGTTTAAAATATTGATAAACGTACTGTATGCATCCTTGATATAGCGCCATGCTGCTACGCCGATTGTGGCGGCAATCATAGCCACAGTAATGAGGTCATGCACCTGCTCATTGATATCCGGCACATACTGTGTAAGCAGCGTTGTGGCTGCATCTACGGCGGTAACCATCAGCATAGTACCAATGACCAGCACCAAGGCTTTTTTAACTCCCTGCCACAGCCGTTTAGCGTCAAAGTGCTCTCCTGTGATGTTAATGTTGTGGTAAAGGCTCAGCACCACGTTAGATGCAAAAGCCAGTAGTAAAATAGCGTAGCAGACCAGCACCATGCTGAGGTCTGCCAGTAAAACAGTGTAAAGCATATCCATGTTCCTTCTCCTTTCGCCTGTTAAGGCATATTTAAAGAGAGCCTATGAGCGGCTCTCTAATTGCTGTATTCTATATTGTAATTGCGATATCTCGAAGTCTCGTTTTTGCAGCTCCTGCTGTAGCTCTTGTGCATCCTGCTGTCGGCTGGCCTTTATGCTCAGCAGCTCATCGTCAATGGCGTCTACTCGCTTTATGGTCTTTTGTACCATGTGCATGTTCAGGGATGTCAACTGTTCGTAGGAAATGGAATAGGAATCTTCACGTATATCATGCTCATATAAAGCAAATTCATTTTCACTGATTCCATTTTTATCCATTGCCTCTTTTACCCATTGTGCAATTAGTCCACACTGAGTCTTACCAGGTGTACTGATAAGCTCATACGTTACAGGTTTTAAATCCATATACATGCTTTCATATCGTACATCATATTTTTTCACATTCGTTTTAAGCCGTATATCAGACGATGTACTGCACGTATTGGCGGCATATAATCGGTACCATCTATATGATGCCCCACTGCCACCTAATGCTGTTCCAGCTTGCAGTGGCCTGAAAAACCCAGAGCTCCAGTTTGCGTCATAGTATTTACCATAATGCTCTAGGCGCCCGTTGCCATAGCTGGAAAAAATAATACTTGCAGCCGCTGAAATACCTGCTTCACCCGTATTACCGTACGCATAAACACTTGTGCTCCCTGACATCAAAGCACAACGATAATTTGAGTTTACTGTGATATAGTTATAGCTATTGGTATATAGGTTACGAATGTAGTTTGATGAATTGAAATAGATATACTTTGTGGTATTTACGTTCTGGTTCAAGTAAATGTTATTGCCGACAGTCAAGTTAGTTGAGACGCTAATCGTCGTATTAGACGTAAGGCTACCAGCCGTTACCGTGCCCAGATTTGCGGTTAGAGCGCTCAGTGATGTTACGCTGATTTTATCTGCTGTTATAGTCTTAGAGGCTATCTTTGCACCTGTGATAGTGTTAGCTGCAATCTGAGTGGCTGTAATAGTGCCTGATGCGATTTTTGCAGCTGTAATAGTTCTGGTTTTGATATTTCCGCCATCTATACTCGTTTGTCCGCTTGTAGACAAATTTGTCATCGTAACATATCCTGTAAGCTCCAGCTTGCTTGCCTGTATCTTTATCGCCTCCGCAGATTGGTTGATTGTAGATATAATAGCACCCTTATCGGTCTTGTTTGCAACCGTTGTGGTCAACCCATTTACTGTGGCAGTTATCTCTGTCACCTTACTGCTGGCATTGTTTGCTGTTGTCTCAATTGATGATATCCTGCCGCTAAAGCCATTGACTGTCTGCTCCAGCGTTGAGGTTTTGTCGGATACAGTCTTGATAGATGCATCTACATCCTCGGGAGCCGGCACCCATGTAGGAGCCTTGTCACCCTCGACCAAGATAAGACTGTGGTAACTTATAATATCGCCGACCATCCAAGGATTATCAGCATTAGCCGTATAAAATATGAATTGATAATGTGTGTTATTATTAGCTGTAAAAGTATGTGTAAACTTATTCCATTCAGTTGTAATATCACAATAGAGTATCCCGTTCTGTTCATTACCAAGACCAATACGTACCTGTTTTGAAGCTTTTACAAACACCATCCATGTATATCTTTTTCCTGTTTCTAATCTACGTGAACCGCCATGATAAACACCACCAGTTCCCCCTAAAACACAGGTCGCTTGCATAGCTTTACCACTAATCGCTGTTGACTCCTCAATAATTTGCACAGACCATTTGCTAGTCATGGCGTTAATAGTGGGCTTATCCGGTCTAGTATTTGTGATAAGATTCCGTCCGCCTATCTCCATGTTATTGAGATTATCTATGCTAGTAGAGTGACTAGACACCGTACTGTTAATGCCTGATACAGTCTGTGTGAGGCTGCTGTAATTGGTCTGTAAGGTTGACACATCGCCCTTAGCTTGCGACACATCGGTAATCAATGATGAGATTTTGCCTTGCTCCACGGATAATGCTGTACTTAATGTACTTAAATCACCGGTGATAGTGTTATACACCACAGAAAGAGACTGATTAGCTCCATCCACTAAAATATGGCTAGACTTTATCACCTCTGTACCGTCGTTAATCTCTTTTACCAGCGATGTGATGTTGATTTTTTTGCCCTCAATTCCGGCATTATCAGACACCATATCATTAACAATAATCTTATCCTTTATGGCCGCAGCTTTAGCACCTCGACTGTCCCACATAAGATTACCTTGTGCATCCCATTGCGATAAAGCATAGTCACCTGTGCCATCCTTGCCTATCTGTACACGGGTGCGGGTTGCATCTTTGACTTGCAATGTCTCACCAAAGATATCCAATCGTCCAGACTGTGACTTAAAGTGTATGCTGCTCGCATCAATCGTACCTGCTGTGACCTTATCAGCCGATAGGCTGTCAATCATGGCCGATTTTATCAGCGCATTGGATATTGTGGTGTTATCAGCATTTAAGACTATGGTCTGCGTACTGCCTGCTGTCACACTGCCTGCGAGCAGGGTGTTGACACGCTCCAAGTCTACGTCCAGTACGTGCACCTCGGCTTTGGTGGCATATAGGTCCTGTACGTACTCTTTCGATACGTAGGATGTCTCAATTTTCGCTACCTTTGTGGCAAGCTCTGTGACGTCTAGATTTTCGATTTCTGCATCCAGCGCAGAGAGCTTTTTGTTGACCTCCAAGTAATTGGTGTTGATAGTCTCAAACTCGCCCTCAAAGGCTGTGATTTTGTCTGTGATGACTTGCTTTGTGCTTACGAGGTCAGAGTAAGTCCTGTCCACTTTTGTTTGTAGAGGACCTTTATAGCCTGTGTCTTGCTCCTGCTGGGTTTTACCTTTAGATTCTATTGTGCCGTAAAATCCACCGTCACAATTAAACTCATAGTCCATGAGAGGGATAACATAAGCATTACCTGCATTATCCATTACACGCACGAGGTCTCCGGCCTCAACGTCAGGTTGAGCCATGCGCCAGTTAAGCTTAGCAGCTCTGTACGTAAAGCCCTTAATCCGGTTGTATAAGACAGTGATGCGCTCCTGAGTCATCCCGGGGCAACTAAAATAGATACCAACGCCGGTTCCCGCAGACACAGAGTGCTCCTCGTCGATTGCACAATCCAACCGGTTCATAAAGGTGTCTTCCTCATCCATTTCCAGCGGATCAGCAAATCGGCTCGGGGATATAGTAAGACCTGCGTCGGTATACCATACCAGCCTGAGCTTACCGTCTTTATCCATGATAGCATTTTTGCCACAGTACGAAGCAAGCACACTTACAGCCTCAATGATGGTTAGCCCCTGCAGGGTATCAACATTGTAAGCGACATCATCAGCTCCGCCTGCGTACTCAATACCTATCTTTTTACATTGCTCCTGCAGGATGACCACAATTTTTTGATTGCCGGATAACGCAGTAAAAAATCCTTTATAGCAAAGGGCGAAGTTATCATATGCGGTAAGCTTTATAAACTCACCAGATCGTACCGGCTTTTCAAGGTTATAGACACCTTTTTTTATCCACTCCACCGTACCATCGTCCAGCTCTAAACCAATATACGGTATTGCTTGACGTCCTTTTAGTATAGTGTTCTTAGGCACGTCTGTGAGGATAAACTCAATATAGGATGATACAGCATCCCCAAACGTGATTTGTTCGGACGAGTTTGTGCCACCTTTAAGCTTAAATCCCTTTACGCCTGTATACTCAGTACCTGCTATGTCAATTTTCAGCTGGAAGTGCCGGCCAGATTTACTGACCGCCGTTTTATATTTATTGGATGTGGTTATCATCTTACCACCTCCCTGTGCTATTCTTCGATTTTCAGCACAAATTCAACTGATTCCAATTCGTTTGCCGTCAGCTCCACACGGTCTAATTCATCCAGAGTCAGTTGTCGCACGTCGATTTCTTCCTCCAGTTCTAGCAGCTCTTTGTATTCGTCAAAAAACTTTTTGCGAGCTTTTAAGTCATCATCCGGTATAGAATAGTTACCATCTTTTTCGACGCCGTACTTTTTGACCAGCTCAGAGCGTTGCTCCTCCAGAAAGACCGCTTGCTTTTTTACAGACTCCAGAGTCTTTTTGATGTGATAAGACTGTTTTGCAGGCAAAGCGGTGTTGAGCATCTTGCCAAGTGCTGGCTGTGCGTCTACGATCTGTTTATTTTTAAGCTGCATCCTTATTACCTCCTGCCAGTTCCGCGATGATTGCATCCTGCTCCGCATAAATCTCATCCTCTGCTTCGGCTTCTGCAGCTCTTATCTCTGTGCGATTAGCCTTATAGATAGTCTGATTACTAATATAATGCGTCAAGTTTGCATTTTCCGGATTGCCGGTATTGATTGTAGCTCTTACCTGCTCGACCTGTACATTGTCCACCATAATGTCTTTTGTAATCTCGATATTTTTATTTGATTTTGTAGTTACTGCCATAATATCCTCCTTATTGCTGTATTATTTTTACAGTCGCTTTTTTGTACCAATAGATGCCATCACCTAAGAACCCTATGTGCTCCTCGTTGATCGTACCCCGATATGATGTGATAGAGAGATTTGCACCTCCGCCGCCGTTAAAAACAAAAGGGAAGAATCCTGCAATCAGATTTTTCTTAATCAGACTCATTTCTGACTCCCGGAGCACTCCCCACTCGATTGTGACCGTTTTTTTCTCGGCCACGACGTCCCCGGCCATAATACCGTTTGATGTACGTCCGGTGTTGCTTGACCATATAATCTCGTTGTCAATTTTTATAACGGTAGGCGCAGGTAGCGCCACACCGTTTGCCGTAAGTATTGCCATACCCGCACCTCCTACATATCTATAGGACACTTACCATTTTTGCGAGTATCCTTGTTTACATTATCAACGACTTTTTTCGTTACTTTTTGATCGTCAATATAAACATCAGTATCTTTATTCCTGATTTCTTCCTTAACCTCATCAAATTTCTGCTTCAAACCTCTCACTTCTTCAATGAGGTCCTTCATGGTTGTTTTATCTGTATCACTTTGAGACTCTTTCCATTCATGCTGCACGTTTAGGGACCTTTCTCCGGCAAACGCGATCGTCGGCTCCTGTAGTGCTGCCTGCATAGCTCCTGACATGGATTGAGATAAGCTCTTGACCTGTCCTATAAACCTTGGTGTGCTTGCTGCCAGAGTTCTACCGAGCCCCTCCATCATATGTGGCATCCATTGCTCATACTCTCGCAGAGGGCCAGTATCTGGTCGTGTAAAGTGTAGCCATGATGCAACGATGTTAGCAGCATTTTTAACTTGGCCAGCCACTTTCCACATATTTTCTGATATTCCGTTTGCAAAACCCGAAATCATGTGGTTACCCCAAGTGTAGGAGCTGCCACCAAGACCGCTCAACCACGATGTAGCTTTATTTACACAAGATTGTACGGTTGATTTTATATTAACCGTACCAGATCCCTTCCTAAACTTCTCCATCATGTTTTTGGCCTTATCGTACATATCGTGGTACATTTTATTGGCAATCCATTTTGTGGTGTCGCTTAGATTGCTTGTAACAGATGACTTCATTCCTTTACTGCTAGAGTCCACGGTATTTTTGGAGTCCTTAAAAGTGCGTGAAATGTCATTTTTAATAGATCCGCACTTGTCAGACATAAAGGTGACCAGAGGTCCCCATGCATTTTTAGTATCATTGCTCATGCCACGGTTTGCACCGATTAGAGAGTCGCGCGCATTGTTAAAGTTCTTTTCAATTGATTTTCCCGCTTTCTCTGAGTTAACACTTACATCGTTTCTTACGGTGTCGATGGAGTCTGCCACTACGCCCTTTATACTCCCCCAAGCGCTTTCCGTGTTCTTGTCAGATCCGTTCCACACTTCGCTGATTTTATCTCCAATTTTCCCAAAGATATCGCTTGCTCCTTTTTTAAGGTCTGACCATGTATCACTTAAGTTTTTTGATATTTTGCCCCACTTTTCGGATGTCCATTTTTTTACGTCATCCCATTTCTCGCCAACCCATTTTGCTACATTTTTCGCCGCTTTCTTGATATCGTCCCAATGTGTTACAATCAATGCAACACCAGCTGCTACTCCTCCAATTAGCAAACCGGTCGGCGAGAAAACTACCGAGCCAATGCTAGATAGTATAGGCCCTGCCTTGGCAACAATTCCTGTTGCTCCTGAAACAATTTTCCCTAAACCGCCTGACCCTAATAATGTTTGTACTCCACTTGCTACTTTTGGCAATACATCTTTTAAGATACCGGTTCCTAGAGATGCTAAAGATTTCAAACCACCTGATACAAAATTCAAAGCTGCACCTTTTAGATCAACCATTGAAAACACTGATTTCAAGCCCTTAATTCCTGCTAATAACGCTAAAAATACAGTTCCTGAGCCAGAATTGAAAAGACTTGTAATAACTCCACTAAATGCTTCCCATATAGCGCTTCCAACTTTAGAAATAATACCCCACCAATCAATATTCGAAAGGAATGTTCCAATACTTTTTCCGATTTGCCCCCAGTCGATCCCCTGTAGCGCTGTAAGCAGCGTATCAAGGATACCCAACGCTGCATCACTGAGTGTCATTCCAAAATCAGCCCAATTTATATTACTAAAGAAGGTATTTATACTCTTGGCTATGGTATCGCCCAGCTTCGTCCAATTGATATTTTCAACAAACGTGTGTACCGAGCTAATCGCTCCACTCAAACCTTTCCCAAGAGATTCCGTAAATTTTGGCATATCCACGCTGTACACAAGACCCATTACTCCATCAGCCAGAGCCTTACCGATAGCAGGCCAGTCTGCTGTCGTTACAAATCCATAAAGAGCATCGATATGCGCTTGCAAAAATCCCCCCATTGTATGCCCTAGCTTATCCCAATCAACGCTATATACAAGACCGTTAAGCCCCTGAGCCAGAGCTTTACCTATCCGCTCCCAGTTAATGCCAGTAAACAACAAATACAACGTATTTACGATAGTGTTGATTCCGGTGCCGAACATTCGCCCGATATTTTCCCAGTTGATTGTGTCTATCAAGCTGTTAAAGAGCTCACAAAACCCGTCGCAAAACTCTGTGATGGATTTGCCTAAGTTATCCCACGATATCCATTTTGTAAATGACGCTACAGCCTTATTGACCTGCTGACCTATGAGCTTACCGATGCCAGCATAGTCACCCTTAGCCCATAAGTCTTTAAGTTGCTTGACCCATTTTTTAATAGGTCCGTCATCGACATCAGTCGGTGTGTAGACCGGCATATCGCTCCCGCCGCCACCTCCGCCGCCAGAGCCGGCAGAATTATCCGCATCATCCAGCTTGTTGATCTCATCAAATCCCATGAGTGACCTACGAGCTTTTTCCGACGCCTTGGCCGCTTTGTCAGCAGATGAGCCATATGCACCCATCGCATCCTTTGCTGCATAGATACCGGATGTAGCCTGCTTTGTAGACGCCATTGACTTACCAAATAGCGCAGACATAAAAGCTGCTATATATCCGGTCACTGTGGCCAATGCAGACATTAGCGCATTTAGAGCCGGCATGATTGCCTGAAAGATAGGTGTAAACGCTGTTGCCAGATTAGAGCGTATCTGGTTTAGACTGTTTGCAAAAGCGGTATTTGTCATAAGGGTAGCCCCGATATTTTGTGCTAAAGCCATGATGCCACGGGAAACCAAAGGGAAGATCAGCGAGAAAATCGTAAACGACTTAATCAGCTGACCTACGCCCATATGAGCGCGCCCCATACCGTTAGAGGCCTTTTTACCGGCTGACCCTATACCAAGTAATCGGCTTGCAAAAGACGCCGCATGCTGTCCTGCTGATTTTAGCCCATTACTAAACTTGTGCAATGCTGATGAGGCTAAGCGCTTTGTAAATTGCGCGATAGCACTGCCTGCTCCCCTTGCAGCACTTCTGACTAATTGTAGTCCTTTCCGCATACCGTTCAGTGCAGCAGATGCAATCTTGCCCTTTAGCCCGCCCATACTGCTAGCCAATTTACTGATGGATGCCGATGTTTGTCCAGTTGTCCCGGACGTTGCCCCCATCTGTCTATCCATAGCGCTAAGAGTGATGTTTGTTCGAGCTGCAGCATCCTGTAACTTAGCGATTTGTGCATCAAGCCCCATCACCTGCTTATCAAGAGCACTCTCAGCTTGTGCACTCATGTTAGGCTTATAAGATTCTAATAGTGTTTTTCGCTGTGCTTGTTTCGCAAGGATCTGATTGTCGTACATATCCATCATGTTTTCAAGCTCAGCATATTTCTGGCGGAACATTTCTGTGTCAAATTGCGGGTCAAACTTGACTTTAGGCTTGCGTATACTGATTCCCGGAGGCCCCCTCACACTAGGACCCTGTGAGGCTGTTGTGTTTGGTTCTGTGTCGCTTTGAGCCTTCTGATAAGGCATCTGCACACCAGACATTTGCTTGACCATACCCGCCATCTGCTCAACAAAGGCTTGCATTTCAAGCTTTGTGCGATTGAGTGTAGCCTTTATGGATTCATTCATTTTGTCAAGACTCGCTACGAGGCTCAGCCTAAGGTTTTTAAACATATCCCCACTCATTGCGTCTACTTGCTTACGTATCCGGTCAGCTATCTTACTCGACTCCGCCTGTATGTCCTTGTCGAGGTCTGATTTTATCTCCAGATCCATTTGTATAGACCCTGCACTTGTTGCTCCCACATCATCACCTGCCTTTCTAAAATAAAAAAGGAAGCTATTTACTCATGTCCATAAACATCGCATAGACTTCTTTCATAACTTCCTCTTTATTCATGCTCTCAATCATTCTCTGGGTTTGCTTATCTCTCCATTCATCCCGAATGCGATGCTGCTCATCGCTAAAATGCTCCAGAGTGTCAACATCATCCTCAGCTCTAATGGATATGATATTACCCAGAGGTGTGTCTGGCATAATACCTGCTAAAAGCGTGGTAAACTCAATCCAGTCCATCTTATCGTCATACAGGTCCTTTGTGGGGTACTGCATGGCAAAAGACGACTCTATCAGCTCCCAGTCTTCAAAGATATCATACCAGCGGTCTACTTTTTTTCTTCCGGCGTTTCGTCGTCCTCGAAGTCTACCTCTGTATCGCCGATAGCCGCCATAATAACAGCCACGATATCGTTTGTTGCAGCCATCGTCATATTACTCTCATTGATATAATCAAGAGCCTCTTTGCCGAGTGCAATCTGTATGATCTTATCAATCATTTTAATGTCAGATTCAGGGTCGTCTTCCGTCTTTTTCTGTGCTTTCTTGACCTCGGACATAATCAGCAGCACATTAGTTTTAGACGTATTGATAGGATACTTATGCTCTGCGTCAATTTCAACTACGGGTCTTTCGTTACGGTTTCTCAGACGATCAACGACATCATATCTACGCCCCATCTTAAGCACCTCCTTCTGGTGTTGCTGGCGCCGGTACAAATGTAGGTTTACCGTCGAATATAATGTCAAGTTCCAGCGCAGCAACATTTGTGCTGTCGCCGCCTGGTGCAGCTTTAACATCCAGCACACAATCACCTGTAATACTAGAGCCGTCCGGGAAATCAATAGAATATTTAGTGCTACAATCAAGACCGTCCTTCCACAGTACAGTATAAACATAATCGTTCCCCTTATCTCCTACGCTTCTTTTACCTTTCAGGGACACAGTAACTGCTTTGGCAGTTGCTAGGGCTCTGCCCCATCCTCCCTGGTCCATCGGACTCCATTTTTCCACATTGCTTTCAATGGATAGGGAGAATGACTCCATATCCTTAATGGACGCCATATCCTCCTCTGCGCTCGCAAGTCCTTTTGTCCCAATGCTAAAAACGATGTCAAATACCGGATATACACCGGTCGTTACTTTTGCCATAAATTACTCCTTTCGCTCGTATGTGAGCCATGTTTCAATTACATATTCGTATATCCCATTTGTATCAGTCCCCACACTTATGGGTTCGTCGCTTCTCATATCACACTTTATAGCCCGATAACCACCAATGTCCGGTTGCTGCCCGTAAAAAAGAGCATGTATACTTTGTGCTACACGCTCAGTTTCGTCGGGATTTTTTGACCAATGCACTACAATAGATATGCCCTTGACGGCTGTTGTAGTGTTTTGTAGGCCGCCTACAGCTAATACGTTGCGATTACTCGTTAGATTGCGTACACAGACCGTTTTATAGCTAGAGGCATCGTAGGTTCCCATCTTCCAGACATCCGCTGAGACCTGTGTTTTGAGCCAGTCCTTGACGTCTTTTAAAGTCATCATGTGATAAGCCCTCCGCTTTCTTGCTTTAAAAATTCACAATAAGTATCTATGACCCACTGCTTGCCCTCTCCATCCAGATAGTAGTCCATCCAGTGATCCTGTGCGTTCGGGTTTTTAGTGCGCTGAAACGTAGCGTCATCTAAGTTAAAGTACCATCGGCGCGCATATGGTGTGTCAAATACAATACTTGATACTAGCTCAGTATCAATATGTCCGTCATCAACAAAACCGCTACGTTCTAGCTCTCCAATGTCTTTTGGTGCTACACCCCGAGATACAATATCTGACAGCATCGCATGTGCTGTGAGCATGAGGGCTCGCTTCTTTGCTTTATCAAGCTGTGCCATCGCCTCCTGATTGATTTTAACCTTTACACTTTTAACTCTCATAATAGGTCAATCTCCGTGCTATAGATAACGCCTAGCAGTTTTGGCTTGCGGACAGCATATATCTGCTTGCGCTCCGCACCAATCTGTACAAAACCCTGGAAAGCTGTCTTGCTCTCCAAGGCCTGTACATCGCCATGTATGATAAGCATGCCGCTGAGGGATATCTGTTTGCTGTCTTTACCGTATACAATCTTTGACTTTTCGTCGTAAATCGCCAATCCATCATAGATAACAGTCTCGATGGGCCCCTGGTCCTCTGTGTCCTGCTCCTGGTAGACGACGATGTGTGTCGTAGCCTCATGGGAAGGAAACGGGAAAGGGCTCGCAATTACAACACCAGGCATCTGAGTCCTGTATCCTCTAAGAGGTTGATTATCTCTTGCGTAGTGCTGATACCGCCGTATGTTACGTTGGCCATCTCGACTTTTGTGCTGCCTGCGCTATAGCCTTTTAGCGGGCTATTGATATACGGGCCATACTGCTTGATATAATCAGCCTGCATGCAGACAGCACGGCTTATGAGCTCTTGCTGATAGGGCGAGAGATTATCGTATCCTTTACCCTTGATACGGCCAAAACAAAGGTGGTCGATGCTGTACTCCGCATCCTTTAAAGCTCTTTCGAGTTCTTCTCGTGATATGAGGGTACCGCCGTAATCAGCGGTGTAGTATTCAGGTGTTGCATACATGCTATTTACCTGCTTCCTTTTGTTCCTTTTCGTATTCCTTGATTCTTTTCTTTAATTGCTGATTTTCTTTCTCCAAAGTAGCATATTTATTGTACTCGATTTTCTTTTTCGGAGAGTATTCCAGCAACTTTCCATCATCCCCGTAGATGTCATAGCCTTCCTCAAGATATGCTTTCTTCTGCTCTTCGGCAATGGTGTACTCTTTATTGTCTTTTAAAGCTTTCACTCTTATCCCTCCGCTTCTGCGTTGATAATACAGCCCTGTTTCAGCAGGTCATCAAGTAACGCGAATGTTCCATTAAAACGTCTGTTCTGATACAAGTATTTATCTGCACAGCGGCTGTCATGTCCTGGTGTAAATGCCTTGATATAAGAGTATTTGACGCGGGATACCTGTGCCTCAGGATCAATCATAATATAATTGATTTGCTTTCCGGCAGACGCTACCTGGAAACCCTCGGTGAAGTCAAAGGCAGTTTTCAATCGGCTTGCCGGCACTGTCTTGATAACACTGATATCGTCCAGCGAGCGTACACGTCGGTCAATATTCTTTGCACCACCAGACACCTCTAAGGTTCGCTGAATCCCTTCCGCATTCTTTAACTTTGTTTTAAACGCTGGAGTGCAATACATAATGACTCTTTCCAGAGGAACCCCTGCCTCTTCCATGATTTCAATGTTAGAATCAAAATCACTCAAAATGTTCGCTGTAGTCAGAGCATCCGTTTTAATATTTGCATTACAACGTTTAGCCTCTGTATACAACTTAGAGAACGTATAGCAATCCAGTTCAGGAATAGCCTGCGTCTTCTCAAAACGTGATTGAACGTTTGCCAAGGAAACAATCTGATTCGTTTCATCAACATCCATTGGGTCAATCGCGAATTCGATATCACGGTCATGGTCCAACGTCTTTGTTTCAAAGTCGTTACCATAAGAACCTGTGTTAAATGATAACGTCTTACGATTGTGATCTTTATAACCGGATACTGTGATTTTTGGTAACCGAATATCTTTTGTGTTGATAATCTTAATGTCCTGATTTGTGTTATACAACTCATTAGACATTAGTAAGTGCCCGTACATTTCGATAATGCGTGGCCAAAACTGCGTTACATAATTTAATTCTGCCATTTATATAGCCCTCCTATTTTTTCTTTACTCCGAAGATATTGTCGAGTTGATCATCGACACCATTTCCGCCTGCAGTGCCTTGATTCCCTCCTCCAATCTGCTGGAATCCTCCTGCTTGTGTTGTGGACTTGAAATCAGGGAATGCTTTTAAAACTGTTTCGATGGCCGTTTTGATGTTATCCTCATTCAGCGTACCATCTTCTTTTGCTGCTTTTGACCGGTCTACAAGCTTGCTCAAAAAAGGAAGCTTTTCTACCTGCACGCCCAGCGTACCCGCTAATTCAGCAACTTTCGCATCAATCTGTGAGTTCAGGATTTGTGCTTTCAGCTGTGCATTTTCCTGCTGCATAGTCTGAATACGCTGCGCCTCTTCCTGTTGCTTCGTTGCCAGCGCCTGCTTATATTGATTCATTGCTTCACTGGCCTGTTCTGGTGTCAATCCCTGCTGTTTAAAATATCCTTGTAGCACCTTGTCTTCTGTTCCAGCTGAACGTTTTGAAACAACTTCCGCAAGCTTGTCATAATCAATCTTTTGTGTGGCTGTCACTTGCGCTCCTGCTTGTGCACCAGCATTGCCACCTTCTCCGCTGCTTCCATCTTCTGCAAAAAGCTGAATATTCAACGGATATCTTAGGTAATTTCTCATTTTTAATTTCCTCCTGTTTATTCGGGTGTGCTCCCCTATCCTTTCGGACATGCACCTTTTAAAGCCTTGTCATGGTTGGGCATAAAAAAGCGAACTATTTGCGTCCGCCTTTACCTTTCTTTTTACAAGACATGTTAATCACCTCCTTAACTCTATACCGTCCTTCACTTCAAATGCTTACCAAAATACGGTAGTTTGTGCTTGGGTGGGTCTTTCACGTGCCTTACCTCTCTTTCCGTTCTTCCGCAAAAAATGCAGGTACACTTTATTTTCAACGTCCTGCACATCAATCTTTTATCATGATACTGGTCTTCTACTGTCTCACAAAAGCTATGCATGCACATGACTTTTACCAGCTTCTTTTATTTTCTTGTGATAGTGTGCTTGCATGCGGTATAAACCATCACTTTCATCATCATGTGTTTTATAATACTCATCGATCTTATAATCAAGTTCCTGCATGATCTTTTGTTGCTTCTTATTTGCCTTTTCCACGATTTCCCTCCACTAAAAAAGCACCCAATTTATGAGTGCTTAATAACTACTTGATTTTCCATCCATCAACTGGATTGTAAGTTCTGTCACTTAACTCTACCCTGAAAGACGTTCTCAATGCTTCTTCACATTCCTTTTGATACATTTCAAATATTTTTTTCTGTTCTAATGTAGCTGAATCGTTTATTTTCTCGCCGACAAAATTACCATTATTGTCATACACGTCTTCAATCAGATCAATAATTTCTAAAGGTGGTGCAAAAAGCATTTCACTTCAACCTCTCTTTCAGCAGTTCCATAAAGATAAATTTTGCTTCTGTATCTGAATAATCAGAGAACGCTTCTGCAAAAAATTCCCCATTATTAGTCATGGATTTGGTTTTGGCATATGAGCTAAAATATCTCGCAACATTTTCATCTGTATCAGTAACACCCAATCTTTCTAATGTTTCGGCCCTTAATTCTGTTGCAAAATCATTTCTTTCCAAGTCGTTTATGAGTTTTTGCAATGGTTCATCACTGTATGGCTTACCGTATTCAAGATGATTCTTTCGCACATAATAATCATAATTGAGAACATGCCCCATTTCATGCTTTATTATCCCTTCAATGCCTGGCTTCTTAGTCCATTTGTACTGTCCGTACATTTTTTCAGTCAATGATTTAGCATTTTCAGGAGTAAGGTTTTTATTGATGCCTAAAGACAAACTAATTCCTTTGTTCTGAATGTCTATTTCTGCTTTAGCCGTTCCATCCTCTATGAGGTGTACGTTTTTTATGATTCCTTGCAAGCTTGGATATTCTTTATAAATCTTAGCCAGCGCCTTATCCACTTCCAGTATAGTACGTTCATCAATTTCTTTCAACGTCGAATCATCGAAGTTTTCAAGTGTTGAGGATAGAGTATGTTTATTCCCATGCACTTTCTCCTTCCGCTGATTTCTTTTAAACTCAGAATGCGCCTCCAGAAAGTCTCTAAGGTTCTTCTGAGCCTGCCTCAGATTAGCCCTTGCCTCTTTCTGGTCTTCATCCTCCACAGTTCCAGCAAGTATCTTTTTACGCTTTCTGATTTCCCGTTCCAGTTGCCGCTGCTTCTGCTCATTGTTGTAATTTTGTAATGCTTTTTCCGGGTCTTGCGGTTTTGGCAGCCTTGTCACGCCCTCAAAGTACGTAGCAAGCGTGTGCCTGCAATTTGGGTGCAGGAGCCCAGCCTTAACAGCATCGGACAGGTGCTTATACTTATCCTTGTATCTCGCTATATACGCCTTGCTAGGATGGCTAAAAACATCATCAATGAGTATTTGCCCCTGCCAAGGTAAACACAGCTTACAAGAGTTCGCGTGAGCGGATACGAAGACTAGGTGCACACCTAATTCGTCGCGCTTACTACCCTCACCGAGCAGAGTAGCTCTATGGCTTGCTGTGCGTAATGCCATTTCTGCATAATCTGTTATATTGACATAGCGCATAATCTCGCCGTTTTTATCTTTATAGGCTATACAGTTGACGCCCTTTGCAAGAAAATCCTCTGTAGCCTTATCGATTGCCTTGCCAAGTGATATAGCCCCGCTGGACAGCTGAAACTCAGTCTTAAAGATTGTTTGACGGTACACGTCATCCATCTTGCGGTATACAGCTTGTTGCACGTCCTCAAAGTCATTTTTTGTTGATTTGATAAGTGCGTCGAGCTTCTTCCGGTTCGTACCGAAAAATTGACTTTCCTGAGGAGGTTCTTCGCCTGGAAGCCCGGTATTGACCCCATCCTGCGGCAGTTTGATATCAGCTTTACGCACACCGACACTAAAGTGATTGCGCAGGACCTGCTCGATCGCAGTGCTGATCCGCTTGCGAAATCGGTATATGACGCTGGTTGTCTCCTTGCGATACTCCTGCAGGTTACGAAGCTTGGCCTTTTGCCACATTTCCCAACTAAAGCCTCGCTCCCGTTCCTCTACCTTATGGTTGATAAAGTTTCGACGCAGGGATGCCATTAGCTCTAGCTCCATTTCCGCGAATATATCTCTCAGAGCATATGGGTCCTTTTCTTTCTTTGCCATTATTCACCTTCATAATCTTCTGGTGTAGGTGTCTTACCACCTAGATCATCAAACTCTGATATAACAGGCTCTTGTGTTTCCATGACGCCATTCTCAATACGTAGCCGTTTTATTTCTTCCGCTTTCCATTCCTCATCTTTACTATCGCCGTACATTTCATCCACTGACGCCTCAACTGACATAATGACTTTGCCTGGTCTTGCTTTAGCAACAGTTTCCACAGTCGCTTCAAACGATGGACTTGCATATTCCCCGAAATTAACTGTAACATCGACATCGTTACCACTCGAATTTTTTGTGTAAGTATCAAAAGCCTTGATAACGCAGTTTATTACCTCAGGAAGTGTTTTTTGTATCGCTTCAATGATGATATTTCTTGTATACAACGTGGTTTTTTCTTTTTCTCTCTGTGCTTCCGCATTATCCATCTTTTTTGTGTCGATGCCTAATGTTGATGGGGAAATGACGCCTTGTAAACACAGATCTAGAAAGGAGATATACGATTGCAGATAATTTTCTGATGGTATTACAGGTTGTGTCACATCAATCTGGTTTTTACCTTTTTCCTGCATATTTCCTTCGACCATTAAGAAACGGTCATCATATTGATTGAACGCTAGCATCTGTCCGGTTTCCGGGTCACGTGGAATAAGTGCATCAGGGATGTATTGTTTTGTCCTAGCCGCTCTCACTGCATCAGCCCATTGACTGATAATCTCATCAAGGCCATCAAACGAAGAAGTCTTTTTGTCAAAGATGCTTTCACCACGGTTCTCCCACTTGGTGGAATCTTTGATTTTAAATGGTACAGCCATTGCAAAGCGTCCCATGCCTTCATTCTCACCGTTTTCGTCCGGTAGCTTATACCCGGCAAAGGCCACATCAATGAGCTTAGCAGTCTGCGGTATCGTCGACAAGGGAAGCGGGTCATCCATGCCCCATTCTGTCAAGACATTTTTGACATATCCTTTACCATAGTGCTCATACAGCACATATCGTTTGTGTGCATACTTATACTCTGTCTTAAACACACACTCAACAAAACGCCCTCTCTCATATACAATCTCTACTTTGTCACCTGGTACAAACTCTATGATGGGGTATTTTGATAGCTTGGTGTCGAATGATATTTTAAAAGCACCATCTCCTATGGACAGTGCATCTTTGATTGCCTTACGCAACACCTCGTCAAATTTGTTGTCTTTGCTTATCTCATCCCAATCTAATTGTCGATTTGCCACATCAATGCCGTTAAGGTCACGTATGACGATATCAGTCAACACCTGGACCATCAGCGCAGGAAGGCCGGAGTGAATCTTACGTATCTTAATACGTGGACTTGCTGCCCAAAAATAAGAATTATCCCTAGGCAACTGCTTGTAAAACTCATCCAGTTCCTCTGGGTCGCCGCGCATCCATATTCTATTTTTGATGGCATTTGACTCAAAGCTAAATGTTTCGTTCAGATAATAAATGTTTTTTTGCGCAGGTGTGATATCAAGCCATGCTCTTATCACGTTCTTTGCTTTATTAAATAATTTCATTGCCTCACTCCTTCCTATTCCTGTGTCCTAATATATTTCACAAATGGTAACCAACCATACTGACCAGCATTGATTGTATGGTCATTTCTATCTTCTGGCTCGTATTTGTCTTCCTGCCAACTGTAAACCTCCAGCTCTCTGATGTGATGTACGCAGTCATCAACAACTAGATAATCACAATGATATATCCACCCTTGCTGCATATGGATACGGTCAATGATAGTTGTTTCTTTCCATGCGTCGTTAAATGTATAAATACACGGGTGAGTCCGCTTATATTTGTATAACTCTGTCAGCGTAGCTTGGTCTGCGCAGTCAACAAATACATTTTTTGCAAATCCCCAATCCTCCCTGTTTCTGTCTAGAAAGTCTATAAGTCTTCTTACAACGTCACTTGGCGCAAGCGGTGTATTCAGATCAGCGTTGTTGTATACTTCCTCGTTTAGTATGATGACCTTGCCGCATGTTGTAATGCCGATGAACAATAAAGCAATGGTATCCGGGCTATTCGCTGAGTACGATGTATCAACGCCAACAGTAAAATACCGATACGTATATTTCTTCGCATCGGCTTTTGATATGACATTTTTACTTCTACTAAAATTCGGAAATACAAGCCCTGTAGCACGACCACGTAGGCCAAGAATCTTATTCTTATACATTTTCGTACCAGGTGCCACTGCCTTTTTCTTGCGCTCTATGGCTTCTTGTGAAAGCGCTGCGTTGTCATTGAAATTAAAATACCAGTGTACCCATCCTTTTTCTGCAGGCTGATTCAGCATATCCAACAATTCCTCTGGATAATCTTTGCGATATCGTTTTAATGGCCGTGAACGATTGAGAAACTCATCATATATAGGGAGCGACGGATCATCCGGATTGGATGTGGTCATCATGTATTCACAGCGATGTGATATCTCTCGCAGAAACTCCATATCAGCGATGTTTACCTCATCAATATACACGCACCCTACTTGACCACCAAGAACCTTCTGCCAGCGCTTTTTATTATCATATCCGCAGATATATACTATCTTTGTGCCTTTATTCGTTTTGTACTCAATATGAGGCAGGCGTATCTTACCACGCCCTGATGGGTGATAATCTGCTACGTTTACAAACTGATCAAGGAGCATTCGTTCACCATTGATAACGTTTTTTTCCACTGTTCCAAGGTCAGCTCCAGCGATAACGTGAAATCTTATTTCTGATGCTGCAACCTTGCACATAAATTTGAATATCCCCACTGTAGTTTTTCCGCATGCAGTTACTCCTTCTAGAAATTCCCGTTCTGTATCAACACACAGGAAATCCTTAAACTTAGGAGATAGCAGTAACATAGGTTGCGTCATGTTTCATCATCACCTAGCGGTTTCATTTGCTCCACTATGCCTGTAATAGCATCCATAGCATCCTGTGCTGTTTCATTTGTGCTTGTATCATTATCAGCTTTTAACTTATCCGTCTGTGCTCTTAACTGCTCGAGCTGTGCTTTCTGTAAGTCCGTAGCTTCGCTATAATGCTTATCCAGCCACTTTAATGCGAACTCTTTTCTGACAAGTTTTATAGAGCAGCCGTCCTTGCCTTGTTTCACCTCTTGGATAAGTGTGCCGTCTACTTCTGAGCTGTCAAGGAAATCAACATAGTTGTATTCTAACCCTGTTTCCTCGTTTATCCGTCTGCCAAAAGAAAGAAAGTCTGTTACATCTGAATAAGCAATATCCATCATTTTCTGGAAGAAATCCTCAGCTGTGTACATGGCCTGCTTTATCTTAGCGTCCTTGATTGCTTGGATATGCTCTTTTATCTTAGGATTACTTAGCAGTTTGCAGCCATTTACCATTGCTGTAGTATAGTCACATCTATAAGCCTTTTGATATGCCTTAGTCGCATTAAACCATCTTACATAATACAAACAAAAAAGGCGCTGTTTCTCGGTCAGCTCCTCATTGTTCAGTGTTTCTATTTCCTCCGGCAGTAACTCTGTTTTGGGTGGTCCTTTGTCTCTATTTGCAACTGCAACCTTGTTTGCAACTTTTTTTCTGTTTGGTTGCAACTTTTCTTTCTTCCATATGCGACTTGCTAATGATTTTATGGAGGATTCTTTTATACCGGTTATCTCTGATATTTCTCGGTACTTCTTACCTTGCAGCCATAGTTCTTTTGCCTTCTGCTTGGTTTCTTCGTCAATAACCGCCATATGATCTCTCCTTTCATTTCGCTTTATTATAATTCCAATGACTGCTTGTACTGTATCCTGCTGTATTTTCAGTTCGCCTGCGTGTATTTTCTTTATCCAACGCCTTACATTCTGCCTTATACCACTCACAGTTCCCGTGGCATCCTGGATGGCGTTTAGGGCAGTCTTTACATACTGTGATCATCCTCTAGTACCTCTACTCTAAGATTTATGACACCTACTTCTTCCAGGGATTGATTTATCATATCACACAATATCTTATTCAATTGGTTAACAGTAATCTCCTTTGTTTCTGCTTCGATATTTTCCGCGGTGTCACAGTCCATTATGATTCTATACGTCTTTTTACGTCTACCGAAAATCATGTATATCACTCCTTTCCTGGTAGAATAAAAGCACGTTTTCTCCTGTATCCCTTATAACGGGCAGTTCTACGTGCTTTGTTTAATAGGCGTTCGGTTAATGGCATACGTCTATGCATCCTTAGCCTCTATAGAGTTATCTGTGCCGCATTGTTAAGAGGTGCGATAACTACGTTTTGATTTAAACGGCTGATGAACGCAAGATAATACCTTTTAACATCATTTAATGGCAATCCTTTGCACTTGCCAACCGTGTATTTTCATTGGAGCCAAGGCGTAGATTGAACCACGCAGGGATGTGGTTTACGTACGTCTATTGACACATCCTTCGGCATACTGTTCTCGGCATGTCAGCAAATCTCAGGAGCATGGTGTTCTCAGGCTTATACCCTACTCCCACTCAGGAACCATACTTACCCCTTCATAATTTGCTTTTTTGGTTATTCCGCCACCAGGGTAACCAATATATCTAACAGGCGTTCTCAACAATATGAGGTTCATTCCTGCTTTGATATCAATCACAGCGCCTTTTTTTATGTCTCCCTACATGAGTGCGCTATCTCATCATTGACCAACTCGTTTCCTGCTGGTTCGCCAAGCTCATTTCGTCAGCCCAGGCCCTTAAAACGCCTATCTCATTGTTTTTTAAGGATATTTGCATAGATAGGAAGATTACTTACCCTAATCTACAGGCGATATATGGGAAAGGGGTGGGATCACCTGCAGATTACGGCAGGCATCCTAAGATGCCGCGTAAGTAAACCGTAAGGGGAAAGTGAAGCACAAGGAAGAGGATCGCACCTCATCCCCCGTACTTCCACGCTATCATTATATCACGTCAAACCCAGTCGCAACGTGACAGTTTCATAAAATATTACTGTTTTTTGAGCAAATTTGACTTATTGCACGTTCTGCACGCTTCCGTACTAATTCCTCACCAATATCCATTTCCCATCCCACTTTCTTAGAGCCTTCGCCACGATTTCTCATGGTATATAGTTTCACAACATCATAGTATTTTTCTGGCAAGACACTTATCCATTTGTCTATCCTGTCCATTTTCTCTTCAAATGGGGCTTGTAATTCTTCTAGTGCAGCCGATTTCATCATGAAACGATCCTGTGGACTTTTCCCATCTGAAACACCATTAGACATACGTATTATACTACCACCTGTAGAACAACTGAGAGAACGTTGTTCCCTTTCTAAAAGATGCCATTTGTATAAGTACAGATAGTAATTTTTGAGTTCTCCTTCCACATAACCTCTCATAAACTCATCCTCATCAATTAAAGGTGCTTCTTCATCACGCCAACTCATTTTATCACCCCTTGCCTTCGTGCTCGTTGATTATACATATCATCAAAAAGGTAAAATACAGCATTACTGCCAGTGCTATATCAATCATGTGTATACCTCCTCTAGGTACTGCTGCAGCTCTCCAATCGTATAAAACAATAATTGTAGATTTTCTTCATGCAGTACATATGCGCCTTTTCCTGCAATTCTGATTTCATCAATTTTAACGTTATATACTTTTTCTAAGGTCGTTCTCCGCATTTTTCAACCTCCTCGCTGCCATCCGAATAAAATACCACAACCTGCTGTTTGTATGTATACGGCTGTCTATGCTATTGTATTTTTTCATTTGTTACATCACCTTCCGCTTCTTAGCATACAAAACAATAATTCCGTAATAGACTTTTTGCGGTTCTTCCTCATCGCCTCTTTGATTTTATACAGTTTCCAATTTGTGACAGTTCCTTGAAACTCCGTTGGATTCTCAAACTCCCCGTAGATATCTTCATTCTTTCTTCCGAGCGCAGACGGTACTGGAACCAGCACTCCGATATCGTGCGGTATGTCATGAATGACTTTCTTGTATAATTCCATCGGCATCACCAGATAGTTTTCTTCTCCTATGTAATTTTGCCCATGCCCACTTTTAAAGTCGCCTAAGCAGCTTTTTACCTCGTAGCAGATAAAGATGCCTTTTTCCAAACCACTGATGCTCATTTGGTTTGGTGGCACAAATTGCATGTAATCAACTCTGCACGCATCTTTCGTGCCGTAATCGATGGTAACCTCACTGGCATAGTATTTACCGATACCGGTAAACCTTTGCTGATAAAGGATATCGCCTAACAGTATAGTAATCTCCTTGCGCGTCAT